TCAAATTAGCGCCTGCTGACGCTCCAGAGCACGCGGCACGCCCTTCGTTCCGATCAGCAGTTCCTTCGCCGGTGCAGCCGTGCCGCCCCCGCCCACCGAGTAGACGGTGTCGACCGCCTCGATCTCAGCCCAGGCGAACGCGGTTCGCATCTCTCGGACGTCATTGATCGAGAGTAGGAACTTGCCCTGGATCCCCACCAGCACGTCGGCCAGGCGCTGGAAGTCGGCTCGGCTGAACAGTTCGTTTCCATAGTCGTCTTCGCTGCCCCAGTAAGGCGGGTCGAGATAGAAGAGCGTGCCCCGACGGTCGTACCTCGGGATGAACTCTGACCAGTCCAGGTTCTCAATCACGACGCCAGCGAGACGATCGTGGATACGCTGTAGGCGCGGCTCCAGCCGGCGAAGGTCGAAGTTGTGGGGCTTGATCGGATCGACGCCGAAGCTGCGCCCCTTGACCTTGCCGCCAAAGGCCAGGGTCTGGAGATAAAGGAACCTGGCCGCCCGCTCGATGTCCGTCAGGTCGTGCGCTGTGGCCGCCTTCAAACGATCGAACTCGAGGCGCATCGCAGGCCGCCAGCGGAGCTCCCGCAGCAGCGCTGCCGGGTGGGCCCGCAGCACCCTGAACAGGTTCACCACATCGCCCGACACGTCGTTGATGACCTCGACGCCGGGCCTGACCGCCCGACGCAGGAACACGCCCCCCATGCCGGTGAAGGGCTCGCAGTAGGCTTCATGCGGCGTCGCCGCCAGGATCTGGCAGATCCGCTTAGCCAGGTGGCGCTTGCCGCCGATCCACGCCGCAGCAGGCTCGGCCGGGACGACGGGCACAGCTGGCGGGACTAGAACATTTTGAGAACATTTCATTTGAGAAGGCTCCGAGTGGCGAGTATGAGTCCGCGCCCCGGGATGGGGCGGACAGGCCGTCGGCGATCGACGGCGGCACGTGACGGGGGAGCTACCCGTCGGTTCGGCGCGTTGACGCGCGCCTGACCCCGCCCTTTCGGCCGGGGAATGGAATTGTCAGCGGAGGCGATCGTGGGCGGACCGAGCCCGAACCGCGTCAGCCCGCCGGCGTCGCCGCTGGCGGCTCTGACGGTGACGGAGATGCACGCCAAGCGCTGGACGGTGCGCAGCCGCTGCAGGCGGTGCGGCTTGACCTTGAAGGTTCACCTACCGTCCGTGATCCGCGTGCTCGGGCCCGACGCCGTCCTTTGGGGACGCACCTTCCGATGCCAGCGGGTCGATGACGGCTTCGCCTGCGCCGGCGACACCGGCTACACCGCCCAGACCATTCGCCATGGATCTTGGGTAGGGCTTCGAGCCGCAACCGCCCGTGAGATCCAGCTAGCCCATGCAAACCGCGCCACCGCCGCCTACGACGCCTACCGGGGCCGTGAGCCAACAGGCTTCGACGGAAAGCCTAGCGGATCGACCTAGGGTGGCGCCAGAACCCGATTCGTCAGTTATAATCAACTCCAGGCCGATGCTTCGACCACGACAAGGCGACATTCCGCTAGAGCACGAAAAGAATTATCGGAGTATCGCAGCCCCACCATCGACAACAATAGGCGATCAACAGAAACTGGCGCTTCTGGAGAAATATATCAGAATGAAGACGATAGCCACAGTAAACACTTACCTACCATCTATTGATGGATATATCGAATATTCGTCGGATGAATCCCTTAGAGACTTCGACATTATAATTTTTAATCCGACTCTACCGTATGAAGAGCGCGTCAATTTCTCTGGTGGCGGATCTTGCGTGAGCATAGAAGGCTGGAGGCGGCTATCATCCGCCATGAACCACTGGTCTAGTGAAATATCTCACGCCCTCAGCGCCGGAAAAACAATATTTGTCCTACTTGCAAAGAAGACTATAGATGAAGGCGCCACACACGTAACAACTCCATCAAAAGGAAATAGACAATACAGCACGACGCAATTTAATAATTATCAATCTATACCGATAGATTTGAAAATTAAAAATGCCACTGGAAAGATTTTTAGCCCCGTAGATAGCATCCTTAAGCCTCTTTATGAGGAACTGAAGCACATTTCTTCATATAGAGTAATAATCGAACAAGCAGTCGGAAAGAAGGCGTTCGCCGCCAAAGATGGCTCCTCTGTAGGTGCGATAATAGAATTCGGCCCAAAGAAGGGCCACATCGTACTTATACCGAATATAGAATTGGAATCGTTCGAGGATGACGATGATGGCGAGTGGACAGAAGAGTCTGTTCAAAAATCAATAAGGCTCGTTAATCAGATAATTGCACTGGACAAAAACTTAAGAGAAACCGGCGGAAAAAGCCCAGCGCCTGAATGGCTCAGCGATGTAAAAAAGTCGAAAGCGCTAATATCTCTTGAGGACGACAGGAAATCTCTCACTGAACAAATCAACGCTTTAAATAACTCCATCGCTTCAATTGACGCGGAAATATCGAATATTAATGATATTTCCGACCTTCTCTTCGAAAATGGCCCCCGGTTGGAGGCAGCAATAGAAAGGTGCCTTATCTCGTTGGGGTACACGGTCGAAAATTTTCGCAAGGGTGATTTCGAGATCGACCACCTCATCACGTCACCGTCGGGATTTCGAATGATAGGAGAATCCGAGGGCAAGGACAGCAGCGCGATTGATATATCGAAATTCAGACAGCTGGAGAACAATATAAACGAAGATTTTCAGCAGGATGACGTGATAGTTCCGGCGAAGGGCATACTTTTTGGAAATGGCTTCCGGTTAACGAAGCCTGAGTCTCGCCCCGAACAGTTTACTCAAAAATGCCTCACCAATGCCGCCAGATTAGGAACAGCGCTAGTCCGAACCGCTGACCTTTTCCGTATTTCAACGCACCTCCTCGATAAGCCTGATGACGAAAAATTTAAGGCGAGCTGCAGATCGGCCATAGAGACCACGGCTGGAGGGGTAGTTGATTTCCCGCCGCCTTCCATATCTGAGATAGATTAGCGCCCGAGGCCGAGCGCAGCCTGGCGGGGATACCATCCACGCCAGGCCTTCACTTCTGCAACGCAGGCGTTGAAGGCGGCGGCGTTGACGAGATCGTTCGCGGCGAGGTCAGAGAGGACCAGGCCGGTATCGGCGTCGACGGATCCACCGGCGGCGGGGGGAACGACGGACAGACCAGCGCCGGCCGCGTCGCGCAGGCGGACATAGCCGTCAGGGACAACGCAGCGGCGATCAGCTTCAGCCGTGACATAGGCAGGCACCTTTTCTTTCAGTTGAGCGGTAAGAGCGGCGATGCGGCCTTGGGCGGCCGCCAGTTCGCCCGCGACGTCGGCCGAGATCTCGACGCCGCCTTTTTCGACCTTGGCCACGACCTTGGCGGCCTTGGCCGCGCGCCTGACCTCGGCGGCCTTTGCGGCCTCGATGCCGTCGCCTCGGCCAACCAGGTAGCCGCCGGCGACCAGGCCAAGCGCGACGAAGCTGGCCTGCACCAAGCCAGCCGCCCAGCGGACGCCTACGGGGATGGAAGCGACCGGCCCGGTCACGCGACTTGCTCCCAGGCGTTGCCGGTCATCAAGCCCTTGGACCGCTTGGCGACGATCTTGGAGCAGACCTCGGCCCGCGTGATCTTGCCGTCGCGGTTGAAGTCCAGGCCCGCGTTCTGGATGTAGAGCTTGGGCCGCTTCGCATCGGCCTTGTCGAAGACCACGTAGTCGTCGGTTCGGCCGATCATCCCGGGCCAGAGGATCGCGCCGTAGACGTCGCCCAGATTCTTCAGCCTGAAGGCCCACGGCTTGAAGTAGCGGTGGACCACCGTCAGCTGTTCCTCGGCCGTCATGGCCGCGAGGGTGGTCGTGGTCGTGCCCAGGGCGGCCGCCGTCGACGGCATGAACTGGATCAGGCCGGTCGCCCCACTGCCGGCGGCGTTGCGGATGTCCGGCCGGAAGGTCTCGGCGGTCTCGAAGGCCATGCAGGCCATCAGGTCGCTGGGATCGATCCCCAGCTGGGCGGCGATCTGAAGAACGCGCAGCCGAAAGGCCGCGCTCACCTTGGCGCCCCAAGCGAGTTTCATTGTCTGTCTCCGATGTATGGAAAGGCGAACCGGGTTCGCGGATCAGGGCCGAGGCGGCGCCTGACGATGAAGGTTGATGAGCATGACGCTCGCGGCCACGCCCGCGCCGACAAGCACCATGGCTTCCCGGGCGGTGGCGTGGCCGTGGCCGCCGGCGATCGAGAGCACCGACAGGGCGCAGACCACCGAGAAGGCCAGCAGGGAGGCCCAGACCCTGGCCGGCGCGCTGCACCAGCTGTCGAAGGCGGGCTTGAGCATGTAGGCGCGCAGGGCCAGGCAAACGCTGGCCACCGAGCCCCCCAGGACGGCGACGATGTCTTCCCCCGTCATCAGCCGCCTCCCAGCCTATCGGCCTGACCTTCGGCCCATCGCAGGGCCTTGGGAAACAGCAGCGGCAGAAGCTCCCAGCCAAAGACGCCGAAGGCGAAGGCGATGAGGCCCGCGTCCTGGAGCGTGGGCCAGGGGATCAGTGCGACCAGGCGGCCGGCGAAGACGGCGGTCAGGATCAGGCCCGAGGCCGCGGCGCCGGCGAGGTTGGCCAGGACCAGCAGGCCGTCACGAAAGGTGATTGTCGCGCCGGACCTCAGTCGAATGGCGAAGAGATAGAGCCCGTAGAGGCACGCCCCGCCCACGGCCATGCAGTATCGCCCGAATAGTTCGGGGTCTTTCCAGGGCATATCCCCCTCCTATGGTGAAAAACGGCGGAACAAGCTGCGCCGCTCAGCGTTAGTTGGAGGTGTCATCCCCTTTGACACCTGAAGCCCTGGCCGCCAGCCCCCAGGCGGCCAGGGCTTCTTCACGTCACGGCGGCGTGCCGTTGGCGTATTGCAGAACGAAATCCTGCGACCAGCGCGCGCCAGTACGCACAGCCGCCAGGGGTGTCGTGATCCGCACCACTCAAGCCTCCTCTGTCGGGCTATCGGCCGCGTCCGCCAACGCTAGCTGCGGTGCCACGTCGGCGGCCCAGACGCTGATGACGGCGTCGATCTGGCGCGCGAGGACGTCGGCGTTCACGGACAGGCGGCCCGACGGCCAGGTCACAACCGCAGCCTTCAGCGCCCCTGACAGGGCCGGCAGGGTGTAGGACCCGCCCTCAAAGATGGGCCGGGCGGCGCCGTAGCGCAGGGCGACGGCTTGCGCCGCCTCCAGCGCCTGGGCTGCGGCGCGCCGCGCCAGTTCGGCCGCAAGGTCCTCTTGCGGCACGGTCGATAGATCGGTCATCCGATTGTTCCTTGTTGTCAGGGAGTGCGCTGCACGCGCAGCTCGGCGTGAATGCCGTTGCCGGTGATGGTCGGTCCGCTGTTGCGCCACATGCGCAGCGCGTAGCGGACAGTTCCATTGAGGGTCCGCTCAGGCAGTCGCATGAATGCGTCCATCGGCTCGCTCGACTGGATGTCGAGAAGCCCACCGCCGCTGTCTTCGATGGTCAGCAGGCCTGACGCGCGCACGGCCGTCGACCCGCCGGCGGTCGTCTGCTCGACGATTTCCCAGCCGCCCGACCAGGTGCCGGTCGTCGACAGGGCGCCGGCCATTTCCTGTGTGATCAGGAACTTGGCCTCGACGAGATCGCTGGCCGCGACGCCCGACAGGTCGAGCTGAACCGCGAGCGCATGCGTGCCGGTGTTCGGCGCCAGGTTGGACTGCTGCCCATACCGGCCGGTGACGGCATCGGGATTGCCCGCCCCCGTGCCCAGCTCGGCCGTGCCGTAGTAGACCTTGCCGTCCGTCGCGAGCGCGAAGTGGCCGTTGACCTTGGTCATGCTGACCACGCTGGTGGCGCTGGGCCCGAACCACCAGACCAGGTCACTCGACGATCCAAAGCCTGGCCCGAGCGTCAGACGCTTGCCCGCTACGTCGATGGAGACCGGAGCGCCGAAGAACACTTCGCCGCCGACGATCTTCAACACGTCGATCACGACCCCGCCAACCGTGTTGGCCAGCGAAATCGCCTTGGCGACCATGCGGATCAGCGAACCGCCCTCGTCGGCGACGACCTCGACCTTGGCCTCTTCCGATCCGCTGGACGCCGTCAGCTTAAGCCAGGCCACGACGCGCCCCTGAACGGTCGTCATCGCCGATTGCAGCAACCCGGTCGCGGCGCGCAGGCCGCCGAAGCTGGCCGTGGTCGAGGCGTCATAGGTGCTGATCGCCTGGTTCGCGTCGGCCAGGCTTTGGGCGATGGCCTGGCTCTTGGCCACCTGCACTTCGCCAGTCGGGCTGGTGAAGCGGGCGTCGGTCGTCGTCTGGTACGACGCGAACGAGGCCGACAAGGTCGAGTACGCCGTCAGCGCCGTGGAGGCGTCGGCCTGGGCGGCGCGAACAGCGGCGTCAACCGGATAGACGTCAGCCACCTGGATATCGATCGTCTTGGCCGAACGACCGCTGGCGTAGCCGTCCCAGGTGGCCATGGCATAGAAGGTCACGACGACTGGCGAAGGCACGGCGACCTTCTTGGTGAACCGTCGATACCCCGGGCCGCCCGCGCCGATCACACCGCCGTTGTCGGGGTCGACGCCGCAGTCGATCCGTCCGATCTCGCCGCCGGGATACGAGGCCAGGAGGCCGCAGCCGCGCCAGTCGCCCGACGTGACCATGGCCTGGAACTCCAGGATCCAATCACCCGGCGTCAGGACGACGCTCTGCACGATCCCATACATCTGGGTCGCCGCCGTCGACCAGCGGGGGGCGTAGCGGCCTCCTGGTGCGGGTTGGCGTGTGGCGGCCGCGCCGTTGAGGTACTCGCTCCAGCCGTCGGGAATGCCCGCCGCCGCCGTGTACGCCCCGAACCGAGCGTTCGCGACGACGGAGTCTCCCTGCTGCATGGAGACGCCGACGCGGTTGGTCAGCACGGCCAGGCTGCCGTCGGTCGCAGCTTGCGCCAACTCCAGGCTCGCTGTGCGCGCCAGGCTGTCTTTGGCGGTCGACAGGTCGTTGAACGGTAGGGCGACCGCGCCCTGATTGACCATCACGTATGAGAAGGTCGAGTTCAGGTGGCCGTTGGGCACGGCGTAGCAGATCTGGAACCCATCGGGGACCTGACCCGCCACGGTCGCCGGTACCGTGACGCCCTTGAGTTCGGCGCGCTTGGTCCAGCTCATCACGCCGGTGTCGAGGAACACCTCCGCGCTGTTGCCCAGCTGAATACCAGCGCGCGTCCAGGTGAAGAACACGAACGCTCGGGCAGAACCGAAGCTGCCGCCCGGGTCGCCTTGCAGGCCCAAGCTCCACACGTCGCCAGGACTGGTCCCGTGGATCTCCGAAAGCAGGACCCGCGTGGCGCCGCTGGTGTTCGCCACCGCACCAAAGTACGGGCCGTATCGCGGATCGTTGCCGACCACGAAGCCTCCCGACGGCGCGGTCCAGTAGCGCAGGGCCTGAGGATCGGCGGCATTGCCGTTCCTAAGCGCGTTGGCGACCACGCGGCGGCTGGCCTCGAGGTCGCCGATACGGGCCACCGCCGCGGCGTTCTGGGCCGTACGCAGGGCGACCTCGTCGGTCAGTCGCGCATCCGCGCCGTCCGCCTGGACCTCGACGTCGGCCAGGCGCTGGATCACGCCGGTTCCTGGCGTCTGAAGCAGAGCCAGGGCCTGGCCCGACGCTATCGACGCGGCCTGCGTGGCAGCATCGACGGCGGCGATAGCCGGCTGCACCGACGCGCCGGCGTCAGCGATGATCTGGGCCGGGGTCTTGCCCTCGACCGTCCCCGCGTCGACGCCACCGACTTCGACTTCGCCCAAGTCGGTCCCGGTCCCCCCGTTCTCGACCCCGGTGGCCGTGATGTATCGCAGTCGGACCTGGTATCTGGCTCCAGCCTCCACCCCGGTGACAACCAGTCGGACCGCCTTCGCGGAGAAGGTCTGGGACTGCCAATCTCCATAGGTCACAGGAGTGGTAGCGAAGATCCGCCGATAGTCGACGACGATCGAAACAGCCTCATAGAGATCCGCTTCGCCTTCCACGACGATCGCGGGAAGCGCGCCATCCGAGCCAGCCAGTTGGCCTGCCACGACTTCGAATGCCCCCTCCCCCGGCAGAGGAACAACCGCCGGGTTATAGGAGGTGAGCTGTCGGGGGATGGGTGGGTCGTTCACCTGGCCAAGCGCATAGCTGTGCTTGGCGTCGGTCTCGGTCCGCATCGTCCAGCCGACGGTCTTGGTCGACATTTCCCGGGTGCGCTTCAGCAGCCGGATCTTCTGCCCATTGAGCCCGGTTTCAGGGGCCTGGATCAGGGCGCAGGATCCCGGCGGCACCCAGCGGAGCCAGGGCTTCAGCATCAGCACGATGCTGTTCAGCTCACGGGCGTCCTCGATCGCGTATCGGCAAAGCTGGCCGACTTGGGTGGCTTCCTGCACGAGCGGCAGGCCGAGCTCGATCGACCGCTCCTCGCCGTCCGCTTCGACGTAGGCGGCCACCTGGACCGGCGCGTCTGGGGTCACAACCTCCCAATCCAGCGCCTCCTCGGTGTAGGAGGGCCAGACGGTGTTGATCGCCTCGTCTGCCGCCACTTGCGCCGGCACCGTCGCGGTTCCGACGATGTCGTCATCCGTAACCGTGACGAGGCTCGCCGACGGCGCATTGACCATGCAAGAGATCTGCGAGCCGCCCAGGATCGGCGTCGCCGCCCCGGCCTGCAGGATCGCTTTCAGAACTTCCCAGGTGTTGTCGGTGCTGGTGACGCAGCCGCCCATGGTCCAGCCGTTGGCGTCGCAGACGTTGGCCAGATGTACGAAGGCGGCAATGTCGATCTCCTCGGCGGTGGCGCCGAGGCCGAGGATCAGCACCCCGCCCGAAAGGCGGCCGATGATCCAGGTTAGACCGTGAAGGCCAGGGTTGGCCGACCACTCCCAGGTGGCTTCGTCGTCGATGCGATGGGGGCCGTTCCCACCAGGGTAGGTGCTGTCCTTCCGAGGGTCGTAGACCTTGACCCAACGCCCCACCATGCGCGGCGAGGGCACGCCCGAGGCGAAGCGCTCGGGGTCATACTCTAGTGCCCAGAGGGTGGCCGCGTAGCCAGACAGCTTGTGCGCCGCCGTCCATTCCGAGGGCATCCCGCCATGATTGGACGGCGTATCCTTGGAGCCGACCGCCGTCCAGCGCATCCAGCCCTCAGTGGCGAGCCCCAGCTGGCGCTTCTGCCACATCCGATTGAGGTAGTAGCCGGAAGCGCCCTCGCCGCTGTCAGCGGTGAACGAGACCGTCACGCCCTCGCACTGGAACGCCTCGAAGCCCTGGATCGGCCCGGCCCCGCTGTAGACAGTGGCGAAGTTCAGGTACTTGTTGCCCGACCCCGCCGACTGGTTGAAGACGATGTTCCCGCCGATCGCGCAGCGACCCATGCCGTAGGGCACGCCGGCGCGAGGATCGGCCTGCCACTGCACGGTCGATCCTTGGTCGCGGATCTTCGGCGTCATCGCCTCGGTCGCCTTGACGACCGCATAGGCCTCGACGGCCAGGGTGGCGGCGGCGGCGACGTTGGCGGCCGTGGCGGCGGCGCTGACCGACATGCCGATCGCGCTTGCGACCTGGAACACGGTTTGGCCGACCCACGCGGCGACGGCTAGGGCTGCTTGAGGCACGGCGGTGCGCTCCACAGGATCTGGATGTCGGAAGGTTCCGGACGGGCAATGCGGCAAAGCCCGTCCACGTTCGAGAAGGCAAGGACGTGGTTCTGATCCATCACCACGCCCAGGGCGGGCCAGTCCTCGCCGCTGGGCAAAGCGACGATGTCGCTGGGCAAGGCGTAGGCCCAGCCGAGACGCATGAGGCCCAGATCGTCCACGGCCGCTTCGATCGAGGCGAACCCGGTTCGCCTGATCGCGCGACGGGCGCCAAGGGCGGTGCTGTAGAGGCCGCCGCGTAGTAGGCGCGGCGCATAGCCCATGCCAAGCGCCGCGAAGGCGGCCAGGCGCACGCAATCGTAATGGCCCCAGGCGAAGGCGTGACCCTCGAACGCGGCGCGCGTGGCCTCGGCGACCTGAACGCGGAGATCCAGAGGATGGGTCACTTCGTCACCCCGAAATAGGTGGAACCGTAGAGCCGCGCATAGGCGGCGGCCTGGGCGGCGCTCAGCGAACTGGTGGGGGTCGTCGAGCCCCAGGGGATCGTCCGGCTGACGTTCTGCATGAACTGCATACCCATCTCGCCGGGCTTGCAGCGCTGGTGCGTACCGTGGTTCAGCCGCACCCCTTCCCGGGGCCGCAGGAACCGGCCAAACCGGCTCAGCACCGTGACGGTCAGGGACCGGACCCCCTTATCGACGGTGTTCGTCGGAACGTCGCTCTGCCCGATCATCAGCGGGATCGCATCGCCAATCGGGCGCCCCGTGATGGGATCCAGCACTACCTCCCAGATCCGCACGCGCCGCTTGCCGGCGGCCGACAGAGCGGCGGTGACGGTGTTGACCAAGGCCGGGGGCGGGAAGAGCACGAACGATGTCGAGGGCACTTCAGAGGTCACGCCATCGCTGATCGGGCCGACAGCGCCAAGCACGCCGTAATTGCCGTCGACGGGGGTGAACTCGGCGGCCTGACCGTCGACCGGAAAGCTGAAGGGCGAGTGCTCGCTAAGCCGCAGCGGTCCCGTCGGAAGGTCCCACTGAAGGCAATAGGGCATCATCACCGCCGAGCGTTTCAGCGCGGCGGCCGTCGTGGGCGCGAGGCTCATGGCGGTTACTGGATCTCGGTAATCGTGAAGCTGACGCCGGTGTGTCTCAACCGGACCAGCGACCATTCGACGTTACCCGTCTCCAGCTTTCCCTGGATCTGGGGGTCGGCGAAGTTGAGGGCGGCGCCATCGGGAGGCCTGACCCGAACCATGGGACTGATGGGCAGGAGCGCCTTGCCGTTGGCGTCGACCAGGGCGTCTGCGCTGGTGCAGTAGAGGAAGCCTTCGCCCGCGACCTCGAAGCTGAAGAACGCGAAGCCAGGAACCGTCGAGCCGGGGGTAAGCCCCCTAACAGCCAACCTGGCTCCGGTCTGGCCCGCTCCATCGACAACCGCAGTCGCCGGGATCTGGGCGACGTCGGCCTGCGGCCAACTCAACGAGATTAGCCCGCCCTCGGTCTTGTGCCTGACCTGGGCGGCGCAGAACCGGCGGGCGTCGACCGGGTTCAATTCGGGGATCGTGACCTTCACTCCCCACTTGCCCGGCCGAAGGATCGTCTGGACCTTGCCGACCACGATCGGCTCCATGTCGGCGTTGGCGTCGACATAGAAGGGCTCGACCTGAGCCGTCTTGGGCAGGCGTGGAAGTTGGAAAGCCATCTACCTACCTCCAGCCCAGCCGGGCCTTGGCCTGCTGCGCCAGCCGGGCCTGGGTGAGCGCCAGGCCGCCTTGCGCGCCTCGGGTCGCCGCCCGGTTTTCACTGGCGTCGATCTGGTCGTTGATCTGCGCCAGCAGATCCTCGGTCATCACCGCGCCGCGCAGATCGAACACCGGCCCGCCGCCGCGCAGGAACGACCCGCCCGCCAGAGCCGCCGGTGACGAACCCAGGATCCCACCGCCTGCGAAACCGCCGATGCGGCCCGAGTTGATCGCTTCGAGCAGCGCGCGATGCTTTCGCGTGGCGGCGGCGTTGACGATGAACTCGCCGTCGCTGAACCGCGCGAGCTTGCCCTTGCCGTTGCTGGCCAGGATGCTGTCGGAGGTTCCCGTTCCCGGCCCCTGGAGAAGACCGCCACCGGCGAAGCCGCCGAGGTAGCCGCCGTCCTTGAAGCCGAAGAGCGCCATCGCCGCCTTGGCGATCCCGCCCCCCGCCTTCTTGGAAAACGCCTCCGCGAGGCCCTTGGCAGCCCCCTTGAGAAGCGACTGCCGCAGTTGCTCGCCGAAATAGGCAAGCAGCCCCTTCGCGCCGCCCCTGAAGGCCGCATCGAGCGCGCCGTAGGTCGCATCATAGATGCGATCGAACTGCTGCTGGCGCATGGCCTCCAGGGCGTTCGCCAGGTCGGCCACGCGGTCTTCGCTGCTGACCAGACCCCGCTCGTTCGAAACCACATCGACCGGGCGGCCGACGTCGCTGTTGATGTCGAAGAAGGTGCTGGGATCGACGGTCGCGGGATCGATCTCCCATCCCTGGATCCCGCCCTTGTCCTTGCCCTTACCCTTGGGCTTGCCCGCCGGTGGAGCCGTGGCCGCCTGAAGCGCCTTGGCCTCGTCAACGAACTCCTTCAGGTCGGCGTTGCCGAGATCGACGATCGCCTTCTCAAGCTCGATCATCCTGGCCTTGGCGGCCTTGATCGAGTCAGCAAGTTCCTGGTCGCTCTTGCCGCCCGTGTACCAATTGGCGATCTCGCCCGCGAAGAACCGCTTTGCCCGGCCCATTTGGTCTTGCAGCGAGCCGTGGTCGCCAAAGCCGAAATCCCGGCCGAACGCCTCTCGGCGCTGCTGGGGCAAGCGTCGCTCGTTGTTCTGGATCTGGGTCGAGAGGTTTGCCCGCTCGCCGAGCAGCTTATTGATCGCCGCGGCCTTCTGCGCGGCGGCCAGCTCCCAGAGCTTGGCGGCCGCCTTGCCGACCTCCCCGGCGAAGGCCGTGATGCCCGGCACCGCCCCGGCGGCCTCCTTGCCCACGCTGGCCAGCTTGCCCGGCGTCGGATCGAGGAGCGCCCTGGCGTCGGCCAGCGAACTCTTCAGGTCGTCCGTCGTCGCCTGGAGCCCCGCCACATCGCGCTGGGCGACGGCGGCTTCACCAGCGACGCTGGCGATCGCGATGCCCACGGCGGTGATCGCCAGACCGACGGGCCCGCCGAAGGCCGTCAGGATCGCCGCGCCAGCGCCGCGTCCCGCCACCGCCGCCTTGGTGGCGTTGGCGACGAAGCCGACGCCTAGCGCCACGCCCAGGACGGCGATCGCCGGGATCAGCACGTCGATGTTGTCGGCCAGCGTCTTGATCGCCGCCGCCATGGTGGCGCTCGCGCCCGAGGCTTGGTCGCCCTCGCCGACGTACTTGACCAGGGCGTTGCGCAGCTGGGTGAGCGCCTGCGCCGTAGTCAGGCTCGACTTGGCCGCCCGCTCCTCCAGCTGGGCCGAGCCCCGCAGGAAGGCCGCGAAGAACTCCTGCGACGAGACCTTACCGGCCAGCACCTCGGCCCGCAGTTTGGCGACCGAGCCGCTGAAGCGATCGGCCCCGGCCGCGACGGCCTGCAGGATCGGGAAAGCACCCTCGTTGATGCTGTTGAACTCCTCGGCCCGCACCGTGCCGGCCTGGAGCGCTTGGCTCAGCTGGAGCAGCGCGCCCGAAGCGGCCGCAGGATCGCCGCCCTGGATCCGCAGGGCGTTGGTCACGCCGTCGGTGAACCGCAGCAGGTCATTCTGGCTCGCGCCGAGCGTCTTGGCCGCCTGCGCGGCCCGGCCATAGAGCGTGCCCAGCGTCTCCAGTTCGACGCCGTTCTTCTGCGCCGAGGCGAACAGTGCCTCTTGGACCTGCGCCAGCGCCGCGCCCTCGACGCCGGCCACCTTCAGCGAGTTGGTGAACCGGGTGTAGGTGTCGGCGATCTCGGCGACCTCGCGGGCGCTCATCGCCGCGCCGAACGCCGAAGCCACGCCCGCCAGACCAGCCCGCAACTTGTCGGGGTTGAGGCTGCTGGCCAGGTTGTCGTTGGCCGCCTTGAAGTTCCGCGAGAACTTCCAAGCGCGGTCCTCCATCTTCTTGGAGCCGCCGTCGACAACGCCGATGGCCTTGGTCCACTGCTTTTCCAGGCTGCGAATGTCGGCCGAGACTTGCAGCAGCAGAGCGTCGGCGTCCTTGCGAGCCATGCTTCACCCCTTGGGATAGATTTTGTTCAGGGCCTTGCGAGCGCCGGCCGCCAGGTCGCGCTTCGTCGGCCTCTTCCAGGCGCGGTAAGTCGGGAAGAAGCTCGGGCTGGCCTCGACGTGGGTTCCGTCGCGAGCGCGGTGGCCGTGCTCGATGTTGCCGCCGATGAACTTGCCGTCGGCGTCGCGGGCGTCGGCCGTGATCCGGTAGCTCAATGGTCGGTCCGGGTTTTCGTAGGCGCGGATGCTGTCGCGGAACTTGCCCGGGTCATCCGATTGGGGATCGACGGGGGCGGCCCTCTTTTGCCGCCCCACCAGCTGGTCGACCTTTCGATAGAGCCTGCTGTCGACCTCTTCCTTCACAGCCGGCGGCAGGCGCTTCATGCGCGCCAGCGCCCGCTCGATGTTCTTCATGCGGCGCGGCATGGCGTCATCCCCACTTGGCCATAAGGGCGTCGTGCTCTTCGGGTGTGGGCGGCTTGGGTGGTTCTTCACCGCAATTGGCCGCCTTCCAGCCGGAGATGGCGGCGGCCAGTTCCCATTCGGTCAGGTCGTCGACCTGACGCGGCGAAAGGCCGATGACAGCGCCAAGGCCGTACAGCTGGGCGAAGTCGGTGAGAGCGGTCAGGTCGCGGGGCTCTCCCCCGCCATCGGCTCCCCCGGCTCTTCCTCCTCCGGGGCTTGCCGCGAAGCCCAGAGGACCTCCAGGGCGGTCGTCGCGTGGTCGAGCAGCCCCTGGATCCCGCGCTCGTCGATATCGAGGCGAACCAGGTTCGTCGCGTCCTTGCTGGTCATGCCGGCCCCCAGGAGGCCCTGGTAGATCGGCGCCCGCACGTCCTCGGCGTGGAACTCGACGCCGGCGGCCAGCGCCTCGATGCCCGAGTATTTCGAGAGGGCGAAAACGGCCCGAGCCAGCCGGCGCAGCACTTCGCCGATGCCCGTTCCACAGGCTTTCTCGATGCGGCGGATCTCGCCGAGGCGGATACGGAAGTCCCGCTCCTCCCCGGCGAAATCGGCGGTGCAGTGACCCGAGCCGTCCATCAGCTGCCCGCCTGGATCACGGTCATGGTGATCTCGCCGTCGGAGGCCAGCGTCATGGACGTCTGGGCCTTCTCGCCGACGTTGCCGGTCACGGAGAAGTTGGACAGATGATAGAACCCTTCCCACAGGACGCCGCCGTCAGCCGCCGGGACGTCCATGATGATCTGGCACTTCACCGGGTCAGGCGACTTCAGCCAGGTCCACATGCGCGGCAGGTCCGGCAGGTTGAGAATGCCGGCGCCGGTGAAGGCGCTCGACAGCGACACCTTCTCGCGCACCAGCCAGGACAGCAGATCGGTGTCGGTGCAGTCGGGCAGGTTGAAGTCGTTGGTCGCGGCCTCGAAGGTCAGTTCGCGCTCGGCGTTGATCGAGCAGATCCCTTCGAAGGTTTCGGGGTTTCCGCCCGCGCTGACCTTCAGCACGAGCTTCACGCCCCGCGCATGTTTAACGCCCGCCATGACGGGGCCTCCTATGAATGTTGGTGGACGCCCTACCCGGGCCAGGATCGGGGCGAGCCCCGGATGTCACGCGCCTGGTCAGTCCAGGGCGGTTGTCTCGTAGCGATAGGCGACGCGGCCCCGGCTCGATTGGTCGGGGTCGGTGCCGTAGGTCTCGGGCGTTTCCATCTCGGCTAGCACGACCGCGTGCCCCTCGATCTCCAGGGCCTCGCCCAGGGCCTGGACGATCGCCGCGCCCATCAGGCGGGCCACGTCGGAGCCAGGCACGCCGGCGACGATCTTGGTCCACCATTGCACGGTCGAGACGATCTCATGCGCCTCGCCGCAGCCGTCGGACTGATCGTCGATTTCGTGCTGGCCGAGGACCACGTAGGGCAGCGGCGCGTTCGTCGGCACCTCGGTGTAGAGCCTCACCTCGGCGAGGCCCATGGCCGCCTTCAAAGCGGCCGATGCCCGCAGCGCCGCCTCCTCCGCGCGCTTGAAAGGAAGGGCCGGGCTAGCCATCGGTCCCTCCGGTGTCGCAGGCGAAATCGAGGACACGAGCGCGGCGATCGAGGATCCTAGAGCGGATCGCGAACACGTCGCCCGTGCCCAGGTCGACGACGCGGAACGCCGTCGTCACCGTGGCCAGCAGCTGCGAGATCCGCACCCGCACGACGACGGGCTGCACGCCCTGGAGGCGGGCGTTGATCGCGGTCTCACCGCCGCGCAGCCAGGTGAAACCGGCGGCGGTCTCGAAGGCCGGATCGGCGACCCAGTCGCCCAAGCGGTCGCCGTTCCGGTCGAGGCCCCGCTGTTCGAAGCGGACCCGTTCGGGAAATTGTCCGGCCCGCATGTCAGCCCTCGCGAACCGGGTTCGCCTGGATCAGGCTGACGGGCTGCTGGCCGCGCCGGGGCGTGGCGATCCGATGGGCCTTGCCAGCGGCGATCGCCGCCGTCGCGCAAGGCGTCGTGACCAGCAGGATATGCCCGGGAAGGTAGACGGTGGTTCGCCGGCGATCCTTGGGCGGCGTCCAGTCGAAGCGGGCGGTGAACTCGACCCACGGCATGGCACAGCCTCCTGGTGCTGGCGGTCAGAAATTGGGGCGTGCGTACTTGCGCAGCAGGTTGGCTACCGTGGCCGCGCGCTTTTCCCCGTCGCTCATCGCCGGATCGAAAAGCTCCTCGACCTTGAGGAGCACGGCGGCCTGAACGGCCGGCGGCGGCGGGCTGGGGATCTCGTGGCTAGCGCGGACGTCGTCGCTGGCGGCGTTGAGGTACAGCGTGATCAGGGCGTCGTGGTCGCCGCTGCACACCGCCAAGTGGACCTTGGCCATGTCCAGAGAGACGAACGGCCCGGCCGAGGGTTCGACCGGGTCCGCCATCAGCCTTGCCCTTCGCCGGCGGCCGTCAGCGCGGCCAGCTGGCCCGCCAGACGATCGGCCGTGGCCTGGACGTTCTCCAGATCCTCCAGCGCCGTCAGGCGCTCTTCCTTAGCCGTGGCGAGGTCCGCCTTCAGCGCCTCGACTTCGGCCGCCAGGGCCTCGTTCGTGGCCTTGGCTTCGGCCACTTCCGCAGCGGCCGCTTCCAGCCTGCCCGAGACGGCCGAGAGGTCGGCCCGCAGCGCGATAAGCTCGCCCTCGGCCGTCTTCAGCTTCTTCACCGCCTCTTTGGCGACGCCCGCCTGCCTGGTGGCCTCGGCCTCCAGCACGTCGGACGGCTTGGTCTCTTCGGCAAGGCCGGCTTCGATCCAGGCGCGGCCGATAGCCGACTTCACTTCGACCACGTCCCCATGGCCATACGAGAACGAGGCTCCGGCCATGGCCGTGAGCATTTTGACGTACATGGCGTCTTCCTGTTCTTGGGAGGGGGCCGGCCAGGATCAAGTCCCGGCCGGCGAGCCGCGCTTAGGCGGCGGCGTTGACGTATTTGCGGATCGACTCGTTGGAAGCGTCGATCAGGTCGCCGTCGTGACGCGACCAGGCCAGGAAGCCGATCTGCCCCTTCTCCAGGTACTTGGAGTCAGCGAAGCGGAAGAGCGTCACCGCCATCACGTCGCGGATCTTGTACTTCTTGAAGTCGCCGAACAGCAGCGAGGTCGCGCCGGCCGCCATCTGCGCCATGTGCTGGTTGATGGTGTAGCCGTAGCCCAGGATGTCGTTGGGATCGCCGCCGGTGACGCCGGGGCGCCACAGCGGGCGGCCCTGGCCGTCCTTCAACTTCTTGATCGCCTTCAGCGTCTGGTCGTGGAACATCCACGTGCCGTTGCGGCGATAGGCCGGATCCAGCGAGTGCTCCATGTCGACGAAGTCGTCATAGGTGATGCTGGCCGTCTGACCGGCGGCGCCGGTCTTGCCCAGCGCCGCCGCGACCGCCGCGCCGCGCGGCTTGTTGTTCCCGTCCCCGACCGTGGTGTGCCGGTTGGTGATACGGGCGATACGCTCGGCCAGGGCGCCGTTCACATAGGCCTCGATGTCGACCCGGGCGTCTTGGATCAGTTCGATCGGAACGGTCACGACCTTCGAGCCGTACTTGTAGGCGCCGATGTCGGTGGTGCCGAAGGTGATGTCGCCACCCGTTGCCGCCGTGCTTTCGCCGACCAGTTCGCCCTCCTGGCCGCTCTCGTCCACCGTCGGGAAGTCGATGGAATTGCCGCCATCGGTCTGGAACACGTCGGCGACCGCGCGCATCCCGCCGTAAGCGGCCATCTTCTCCAGCAGGGTCGCCGAGAAGTCGCGCGGGACCAGGAAGCCGCCCTGCGCGCCGGTGCCGACCGACTGCGCGCCGTAGAGGCGTCGGCCCTCCTCCCGGCGGTTGGCCACGTACTGGCGCTGTTCGTCGTCGAGACCGTCCAGGCCGCCCCGGCACCAGGCGTCGAAGATCGCCTTCTCGGTGGCGACGTTGTTGGTCTCCTCGTCGACCGAACGGCCCGAGCGCTCCGACCGGCCGGCGCCGCGGCCTTCCAGGCTGTCTTCGATCTGCAGGGCACGCTCGAAGCGCTCGATCTGGCCGTCCAGGTCGTCGATCTTGGCGTACAGGTCGTCGACCTGCTTGGCGGCCTCGGGGGTCCAGTCCTTGCCGGTCTTGGTGTCCAGGATGTTCCGGGCTTCCTTGGCATGGGCCGCGCGTTGTTCCCGCAGGGCCTGAATGGCTTTCGCCATGGGTAGTCTCCATGAAAAAAGCCGCCGGGAGATCCCAGCGGCTTGAGGGGTGGCGCCCTTGCGGGGGCGGGCTAGGCGGCGCGCTCGTAGAGGGCGAGCCGGGCTTCGTAGCGCTGGCGGTCGTTGGCCATCGCGTCGAAAGTCGTCTCCGGCGGCTCGGTCAGAGCCTTCGGGGTATTGCTGTAGGCGGTGAGGTCGAACGCCGACAGGCGGGCGTCGACCTTCGGCTTTTCGGCCAGTACGTCGGCGAAGCCATGGTCGATCGCCTCGGCCGAGGTGAACCACGTTTCGGCCGCCATCCACGCGCCCACCTGATTGGCGTCCTTGCCGGTCTTGGCCACGTAGTCGTTGACGATCGAGCCATCGACCTTGTCGAGCAGATCGGCGGTCTCGCGCATCTCCCGGGCGTTGCCGATCGCCAAGCCCCAGGCGTTATGGATCATCACGAACGCGCCGTCGGCGATCCGCACCTCGTCGGCCGCCATCATCAGGAACGACGCAGCCGAAGCCGACAGGCCGTCGACATGGGCGATGACCTTCGCGGGGTGTTGCTCCAGCGCGACTTTCATCGCCCTGGCGTCGAACACGTCGCCGCCGGGCGAGTTGATGCGCAGATGGATGGTCGAGGCCTTGACCGCCTTCAGGTCGCGGACGAAGTCGCCCGCCTCGATCCCCCACATGCCGATCGCATCGTAGAGATAGACCGTGGCTTCATCGCCGGCGGTCTCGGCCTTGGGACGCGAGCCGCGATCCTTATTGCTGGCCAGCATCTGGATCAGCTTTCGCATCACCTTCTTCCTTCTTCTGTTGAGGGCCTGCCCAGGCGGTCAGCTTGTCCGCGTTGGGGTCGGTGCTGCGCGGCAACTTGCGCCGGCGACGCACCTCGTTCTGGGTCTCGACGCCGGGGCCGGACGATCCGCCCAGCGCGATCCTGTCGGCCTCCGACCGGGTCTTGGTGTCGGCGCGGTCCAGCGCGGCCGGGTCGTGCTCGCAGTAGATGTTCCACGGGCCGAAGAGCTTCCAGCTGCACTCCTCGTTGATGGCCTTCCAGTGCGGGTCCAGGGTGTGGGTGCGGAAGAACACGTCGAGCACCAGCGTGCCCGTGCCCCAATTCGTGCCGTCCATGGCCAGGTGGGGGCGCGGCACACCGAACAGCCGGCCGATGTCCTCGACCGAGAACTTTCGTGTCTCCAGCAGCTGGGCGTCCTCGGCGGTGATCTCCAGCTGCTTGATCTCGCCGCCCTGGTCGAGGACGGCCGGCCCGGAATGCCGGTTCTTTCCGCCGAAGCGGTTCTTCCAGTACGTGCGGATCTCGTCGGCCTGGCCCGAAGCGTTGGCGAACTTCTCGGGGTAGCTGATGTAGGTCGGCGGGGAGGCGTCGTTCTCAAAGAATGCCTCCGCATAGCGGTCGGCCTCGAGGCCGATCCGCACCGACCTGGCCATTGCCTGGATCGGCGTCTTGCACTTCAGGCCGTCCCACTCGACCGACCCGGGGAAGTGCAGCACGTCGTCTTGGTCGGCGATCACGATCTGGCCGTCGTCGAGCGTCATCTGGTAGCGCAGACGCCCGTTGCGCAGGCTGATCGCCACCCGGCTGAACGGGATAGGCCACAGCGCCAGCGGCTGGCCCGACGGCTTGCGTTCGATCCAGGCGATGCCGTTCCCGCGCAGCAGCATGTTCGCCACGATCTGCCGCCAGAAGATGGTCGGCGTCATGCGCGGGTTCGGTCGGTCCTTAAGCAACCGCGCCGTCGGATGATCCAGCATCACCTGGTCGAAGCCGTCGGCGCCGCGCTGATAGGTCAACAGCGGGGACATGGCCGTAGCGCCAGCGATCAGCGCGACGCAGCGGTAAACCGCCCCGTGGCGCATCGCCGTGTCCGGGCTTACGCCCGAACCGAGATCCGGGAAGACGCTATGCCAGGCCTCCTGGTCGGACGACACGAAGGTCGTTCCAGCCTGGGGCCGCCCCTCGGGGTCACCGAGGACGAGGGGCTGATAGCCGCCGGCGGCGGACTTGGGTCGAAGGCGCATCAGACATCCACCACGCCGCCGGTGATCGATTTGTCCTCGGGCTCCTCATGGAAGGCCAGGACGCAGCCCATGACCGCAGCCACGATGCCGTCGATCTTCTCGCGCGACTTCTTTTTCGCCGGAGCGAAGTTCATGTTTTCGTCGAAGCGGACGACGGTGTTTTTCGCCATCCAGCGCAGGACGGGGTTGCCCCCGTGGTCCATCTCGCCGGCGTACACCAGGCGCTCGAAGTGCTTGGTGCCTTCGCCGAGCGAGGGGATGCCCTGGCGGATCTCAACGAACTTGTCGGGATCCACGCCGTCGCGCTGCAGGTCGGTGACCAGCTTGCGGGCGTTCCAAGGGTCGAAGCCTATTAGCTCAACGTCGTAGTCGCCAAGCGCTTCCTGGATCGCCAGCATGACGACGTTCTGGTCGACGTAGTCGCCGTCCGTGGTCTCAAGCGCCTTGGCGGCGACGAAGCGGTCATACGGGACGCGGGCGTCGCGAACCCGGTTCGCCATGCTCTCGGCCGGAACCCAGAAACGACAGATCAGCTTCCACCGCTCGCCCGGCTTCTCCGGCGGGAAGGTCAGCACCAGGGCGGTGATGTCCTGCGTCGACGAAACGTCGATGGTCAGGAAACACCGCCGGCCGCGCAGTTCCTTGGGGAACCTCTTCCAGGCCGCCTTGTCCTTGGCGCAGGCGTCCCATCGCTTGATGTTCAGCCAGCTGACGAGGCTGTCGACCCACTGGTTGAGGTGGTAGCGCCGGAAGTGCGCCTCGGCCCGTGGGTTGTCCTTGGCCAGGGCCGCCTCACGGCGAAGGAAGGCGATCGTCGGCGACAGGCCCAGCGACGGGTTAGCCCCCGGCCAGTTCTTTTCGTCGAACGGGTCGGCCTCCGGGTCGGCCGCGAAGATCACGACCAGCGTGGTCGGATCGTCGATCCGGCCGTCCAGGATCCCCTGGCTCTCCTCCCACAGGCTGTATCCGACGACCTTGTCCTTCAGGCCGGCGGTCGAGGCGTAAAGCTCGATGGGCTGAAGGCGGGCGCCGGTGCCCTGACGAAGCGTCGTCTCTAGCTCCCGGCTCTCCCATTCGTGCATCTCGTCGCCGACGATGACCGTCGGCGAGCGCCCGTGCTTGCCCTCGGCCTTGCCGGTGAGCAGTTCGAACACCGCACGCAATTTCGGGATGAACAACGACTTCTTGAAGCCGTGAACGTCCTTGGCCAGGGGCGGCTTTTTCTTGTCGAGCCGCTCGCCGAAGATCATCGCCTTCATCTTGTCGAAGACGATTTTCCCCTGCTTCTCGTCGCGGGCGAACGCGAAGCCCTGGCCCGCCATCGTGCCGTCGAGCACGAAGAACAGCAGGGCCAGGGCCGACAGGAACTCGCTCTTGCCGTTCTTGCGCGGCACCCAGAGCATGAGCCGGCGGTAGAGCCGGACGTGGATGACCGTGGGCTGGCCGGTGAGCGCGTCCTTGACCTCGGCCGGGATCTTCCAGCCGACCAGCAGGCGAACGATAAGCTCCTGCCAGAGCACCAGGCGGAACGGAGTTCCGGCGAAACGGTCCTCGGTGAGGGTGAAGATCGTCGGCCAGAGGTCTACCGCGCTCTGGGCCTTGGCGTAGTCGAACCACGCGCCGGGAACGGCGGCGGCTCGCTTCCACTGTGTGACGAAGCCGGCATAGGTCGGATCGTCCTGGACGGCCTTCAGCCAGTCGGGCAGCGGCCACAGGCCCTCGCCGTGGCCAGCCTGCATCGCCGCCGACGAGACGTCGGCCGGCGCGCTATCGGCGCTCATGTCAGTGCGGACGCGGCGGCGCCGAGTCCATGCGGCCGAGGATCCCGATCGGGTCTTCCGTCGGGGTGGCCGCCGCAGGCTGTTCGGGTGGCGGGCCTGCGCCGGCGGCCGATTGCGAGCCACCGAAGAGGCCCAGCTGGACAACCGTCTGCTGGGTCTTCATCAGGGCGTACTCGTCCTGCGGCGTGAAGCCGAAGTGCTCGGACAGTTCCATCACCGCCGAGAAGGCGGTGGCCCGACGAGCGACCGCTGGGCGGTCAACCTCGCGGTTGGATCCCGAGACATTCCTGATCACCTGGGTCGGCCCCTTGGTGATGATCTCTTCGTTCGCGGTGACCCACTCGCCCATGTAGACGCAGAAGAGCGCGAAGGTGTGCCGGTGCATGTCGCCCAGGCGGTTCGTCGCGGCCAGCTTCGGCGCGTACTCGCGCCAGATCACCAGGGCCGGGGCGAAGCGCTCATCCAGGAACGCGGGCGGGGCCAGCGGATCTTCGCTCGACGCGGGCGCGGCGGCCATCAGGCCGGCGATCCGCTCGCTCTCTTGCCGCTGGCGATCGGCTTTCGACAGGCGCTTGCCGGGATTGCCCTTGGCGTGTTGCTCGGCCGCGGATTGGGGGCGTCTGCCCATGCGCGCCTCCCTCTAAAAAAAACTTCCTGGGAAAAAATATCGCGGAGTTTTGCGCGTCCTTAGCGTGCCGGAGTCCACCGTTTAGGCGGCCCAACTTTTCGCCCCCCCCTACCCCCGAAAGGGCAGGGAGGGGGTCGGCCCGCGCCGCTTCGCGGCGGCCTCATCTGCCTGCTTGGTGCTGTCGTGGCACCGCTTGCAGAGCGACTGAAACGGCCCCGCGAAGAACCGCTCCTCGTCGCCCCCGTGCCGCTCGACGTGGTCGCAGACCGTGGCCGGGGTGACCCGCTCCTCGCGCTCGCAAAAGGCGCAGAGCGGGAAGTCACGCAGCTGGCGCACGCGGATCTTGTGCCAGCGCGCCGTCGAGTAGAACCGACGCCAGGAATGCCGCGCTTGGCGGGTGGCGTCGTACTCGCGGCGGGCTTCAACACGCGACCTCGCGCCGCCCGGTCGAAGGACACGGGGACGAGACGGCATCGAACAGACCTCGGGAAGGCCGCCAGGAAGCGCGCACGAAGAAGCCCGCCACGGCGGGACCGGGCGGGCTCAAGGCGCATCTCTGTGCGTGGGCAAATGGCTACGATTAAAGGCCCGTTATTGTCAATCCTGGGCATCGTAGAAAACCGACATGCGCTCCAGGGCCGCTTCGACGATCAGGGCGGTAGCCGTGCGCATGTCCTTCTCGCCATTGGCCGGGCCGCGCAGGCTGTCGCCGATCAGAGCCCAGCCCACATCGGTCGCGGTCATGCCCAGGACGAGGAAGCCCCAGGTCGCCGCTCGCTCCTTGCGGGTCAGGCGCTCTAGCGCTCGGCCCAGGCGGTCCAGGGCCTGGAGGATACGCAGCGGCTCGGCCGTGGCGTTACCGCCGCCGCCGCTCTCGCCGTAGGAGGCCGTCAGCCGGCCGATCGTGGCCCGCTCGACGTCCATGGCGAACATCTCGGCCGTGCGCGCCAGCTTCTTGTCGACGCCCGTCGCTACCAGCACCTCGGCCATCGTCTTTGCCCGCATCACCGGCCGGACGGTGAACTCGCCCGCGTCGGCCACCTGGACCGAGGCGACGGCGATGTCCTCGCGCAGCAGGCGCTCCAGGGTCGGGACCACGCCGTCCTTGCCGCCCAGGCGAGCCCCGGTCTGGCGAAGGGCCACAGCGCGTCGAACCGTGTTCGCCTCTTCCTTGGTCGCCTCGCGGGCGATGACCTCGCGAACGGCGGCTTGGCGACCCCGGTCCAGATCGGCGGGCAGCGGGGCCTCGATCGCCCGCAGCGCGGCGCGGCTGATCGCCAGCCGGGCCTCGGCGGCCGACAGTTCCCGCAGCCCACTGGCCTTCCGGCCAGGCTTACCCTTGGTTTCTTTCTTGATGGATTTGATCATCTCAATTCTCCCGACTGACACCCAAAACGCAGCGCCAAAACGCACCGCCGAACACCCGAACAGATACGCAGCCTACGCACCCACAAACGCCACGCCTGCCCGCACCCACCGCATGGACCCCGAACCCCGCCCAACTAGGCCAACTGTTCGGAACCGTTCAGACCCCACACCTTTTCAATGACTTACACTCCGAACAGTCTGGAGGGTCTGAAGGGTTCGGACTGTTCGGGCGGCCCTTGTTCGCGCCCCGCGACTGTTCGAACTGTTCAGGACTGTTCAGAGACCGGGTCGACGCGAGGCCGCCCGCGACGGCTAGTCCTCCTCGTCATCCGGCGGCAAATCGAACCCGCCTGACGGCGGGTACTGCTGGCCACCGGCGTCGCCGTCCTTCGTGTCCACCACGTCGGCGGCGCGCTCCGCATCAGTCTTCAGACGGCCGCCCGAGCGCAGCACGCGGCCGACGCCGTCCCGGCCGCCACGGATGACCTGGAGGTCGGCCAGCGCCCGCCCGAAGGCCGTCTGGGACATGGGTTTTTCATCGCGCTCGGTGATGAAGGCCTTGTAGCTGGCGTAGAGCTCGGACGCCGGGGTCGAGGCCCCTTTGTCGAGCACCAAGTAGTCGCTGACCCATTCGGCGAACGGCGAGGCCCCCTTGCGATACTCGTCGATCGCCTCAAGCACCCGAGGCGGATCCTGAAGCCCCTCGACCATCCAGCGCTGCACGCCCTCCACGATCCAGTTCAGGATCCCGGGCCACTCGGCCGCCAGCTTGCGAGGCAGTTCCTTGTCCTCGGTCCCCTTCTGGATCTGATTTTCCCAGAGGAGCAGCTTCAGACGTCGCCAGATCCCTTCGTCCGAGCCCTGGGGCTGGGGCCGGGCGTTACATTCCATGAAGACCTTGCCGACGGGCTCAAACTCGAAAATCCCCTCCCGGAGATGCCGCGCCGTGATGTTGCCGCCGCCGGTGAAGCTCTTGATCCGGTCGTCCGACAGCTTGGCGTTCTTGGGCGGCTCGGCGGTCGAGACCAGGCGCGTGTCGCCGGCCAGACGGGCCAGATCGGGGCTGGCGTCGCCGCCGCCCTTCATTCCAGTCTCCAGGAAGGTCTTCACGTCGGCCGTCGCCGCGTAGCTGCCGAACAGCTTGCGCAGCATGTTCATGAACGTCGATTTGCCGTCCCGACCCTTCCCCTGGAAGATGATGAAGGCCTGTTCGGTGGTGTCGCCCGTCGCGCCGTAGCCGGTCAGCACCTGGAGATAGCGCCGCAGCGCTTCCTGGGGCTGCCACGTGGCCAGCACGGCGTGGAACGTCGGCGCCTGGGCGGTCTTGTCGTAGGACACGTCCGCCATCCGGGTCAGACGATCGGCCGGGTCGTGGCGGTCCTTGAACGTGACCTCGGCGCGAACGACCTTGCCCTGGGCGTCCCGAACGCGGCGGAAGAACAGCGTGCCGTTCTTGACGTTCAGAGCGAAGGGATCGAGGTCGAAGCTGTCCAGCTCGACCTCCAGATACGTCTTGGCCACCTTCAGCATGGCGTCCATGCGCCCGCTGTTGCCGCAGCTTTCGGCGAAGTCGTAAGGGGCGTCGATTTCCTTCTTCGCCAGCTTCTTCTCGATCGCCTCGTCCGACAGGATCTTGGCCTGGTCGTGCATTCCCCGGGCGACCTTGGCCGCCCATTTCCGGGCCAGGCCCTCGCCGGCCTTCAGGTCCCAATGCTGGCCGTTGAACCCGACCCAGCCGTGATTGCGGACATAGAGGACGGTCGCGGCCGACAGGTCGCTGACCTCGCCGTCCTTGTCGACCTGGCCGCCTACGTTGCGGATAAACCGCAGGGCGTTGCCGAAGTCGTTCAGCGGGTACGCGCTCAACTCTTTTGCCGACGGGCCGCCGCTCAACGGCGACGCGCCCAGAAACTCACCATCGGCCACTAGGATTGCCCTCCTGTGTTGAAGCCGGCGCTACTCGCCGGGGCCACGAGGCGAACCCGGTTCGCCGCCGTGAAATCGGTGGAATTGGTCGACCAGGCCTGTTCAGCCAGGCCGCCGAAGAAGCGGGCCGCTGCGTCGCCTTCCAACTGGAAGGGTCGCGTCCCGCCGGCGAAGGCCCGCGCCCGCATCGGCGGTCCACGAAGATCCCGGCGAACGGCCAGGACGACGTGCGACTGGCCGCTGGCGCGCCACGGCGGAGCCGCAGGATCCAGCGCCGGCGCATCGGGATTGACCCTGCCCCAGCGATCCCCCAGGGCGACGCCGGCGAAGGTCGACAGGCGCGGCGCCACCACGGCGCCGGCGTCCATCTCCTCGGCCCAGGCGTTGGTCAGCAGGTGCCAACCGTCCTGGATGTCGATCGCGACAATCAGCACGTCGGGTCGGCGATCGGTCGACAGCGGCGTCAGGAACGCCACCTTGCCATCGGTGTCGCCGACCAGGTTGGTGAAGCGGTCGGCCTCGAAAGGCAGGACCGCCAGGGCCTCGACGGGATCGCCGTCGGCCTTCAGCAGCGGGACCAGAAGCGCAGGGCCGTTGCGGCCGTCACCCAGCGGCGCGGCCGGATGAACCCGAAAGCGGGTCAGCACGTCGGTACTGCCGCCGGGGGTGCTGGACAGTCCCCGCGCCTCGAACCACTTCGCCGAGGCCTTCACCCACGGCGATCCGGCCGAGGCCCACAGCCGAGCGGCGAACTCCCGCTGGCTCAAACCCTCGTCTACCCCTTCGGCCGCCGGCGCCCCCCCGCCTTGAGGCGGCGACGGGCGGCGAGCCCGATCCTGGGGCGCGCGATCCGGCGCAGAGCGCGGTTGGCCCTCTCCCCACAACAGGGCGCGGTCGACCTGGCGCTCCAGCTGGGCCGCCGTCATGGCGTCGGGAACGTGCGCCATGCCGGCGTCGATCAGCGAAGCCCGTGCGTAGTCGCGGTCGATTTCGCCGCCGGCGACGAGACAACCGATCGAGCACGCGCTTCGATAAACGGTGGTGTCGCGTTGGCCCTTGGTCGCGCCGAGGATGGTCCTGACCGCGCCGTCCAGGGCGGCCTCGCCATAGGGGCTTGCTCGACCAGCCGCCGGCGCACGGGGTTTCACCGGTTGGCGCGGGGCCACCGGCTCAGGGGGCGGGCAGACCAGATCCAGCAGCCAGGCCGGAGCTGGAGCGAAGTCGATCTCCAGCGGCGAGCGGCCTGGCGTCCAGGCGTAGAGCCGGCCTGGGGGTATGCCCTCCTCGGGCTTGCCGGGGTGAACCGACGGCGGCGCGACGATGTAGCCGCCGTCGCCGCGCACGTCGATCTTGGCCCCGATCCGCTCTTGGCTGCGCTTGCTCATGTTGCGCACCGGGAAGTCTGGGTTCCAGGCGAAGCACAGGTGACGGCCCCGGCCCGTCGATTGCTGGACCGTCGCGGGCAGCGCGCCGTGCTCAGCTTCCAGGCGCGCGATCGCGGCCTCGGCCTCCGGCCCATCCAGGTCCAACACCCAGAAGCCGGAGACTGCGCCGGTGGCGATCCCGATGTTGCTGTCAGGCCGCGCGCGGACCGGCCGCCGGTCCTTGGCGGCCGGCTTCAGGTCGAGTGGGCAGTTGCCGCGCCACCAGTCGCCGACCACGGCCGGCATGGACGACGCGCCTTTGAAGCCCGTCGTCCGGGCGTAGGGCTCTTTCGTCCGGGGGCGCAGCGGGAACACCGCAACGCCGCGCCGGCCATAGGCCAGGGCGTGGTCGATCAGGCGAACCGGGTTCGTCATTTCGCGCCACCTATGGTAGCGCTTGGGCCATGGACGAAATTGCTTTCGTAAAGTGGATTGGCGGCAGCTCGGCCCTGGCGTCTTGGGTTCAGGCCGTAGGCTCGATCGCCGCGATTGCCGCCACCGCTCTCGTGACGATCCACGGTACGCGAGAGACCCGTCGGGCGATATGGCGAGAACAGCGCGACGCCGTTTCCCGCCATATCGATGCACTCGATTTGTTGGGTAACAAGCTGTTTTCCCCCACCGGCCAAAGAGCCATCAGATCGCCCATCGGCGGCATCATCATCATTCTCGTGCACCTGATCTTCAAAGCAGCAGGCACCTCGGGGCGAATTGATCCTCGAGAAAAGGTGAAACTTAACCAGTTTATTGATGTCGCAAACGAGCACTGCGAGGCGGCCGAAGGATACAACTTTCCATCGCACTACGACCGCATGAGAGCAGTATCTACACTTCAGCGTTTCGCAGCCAGAGCTCGCGCCATTATCTATGACATTGAGGTCGGCACTTACTCTTCCCGCGATGGTCAACACTATATTTTCGTCGACCTGATTGAAATTTGCGTCGATATTAACGAAGAGCGCAGGGCGTTCAGGGCGCTCCTTCGGTCCATGCGCTAAACTATCCGGCGCCCGGACACCGTGCTCGATCAACACATCCTCGACGTTGGCCACTACGACAGCGGTCGCCATCGAGTGGTTCCGCCAGTTGCCCGTATTGTTGGCCGCATCGCCCAGCGACCGCACGCCAGCCCAGCGCAACACAGCGCGCGAGCGGTCGGCCAGGTCAGCGATGTCGTCGATGTGCAGGTTACGCGAAATCATGCGGCCTCCCGCCGCTTCATGGCTTCCAGCGCTTCGGCCGGGGTCCTGCCCAGCAGCATCCAAAGCGCCCAATCGATGTCTCGGCGGGTCGTGCCCAGCATCTCGGCCAGCTGGTCGAGATCGCCGCCCAGACGGTTCAGCTGGCGCAGGTGATCCAGCGCCGCGACCGTCCAACCGGAACTGTGTGTGCCCCCCGCCATGCCCCTATCCGCCCGTGCTCAGCTGCTGGATCATTCGGCCGCCCCCGGCTTCAGGGCGGCGGCGGCGTCGGCCAGTCGGGTCGCGTGGTCGGCCAATGACCGGGTGACCTTCTGGACGTCGCGGATCTCGCCGGGGTCGCGGTGGCCGTCGGCGTCCATCGTGTGGACGCTCTCCAGAGCGGCCGCGCTGGCCGCGACGGCGCCAACGGCGGCCGCCACGATCGACGAAGGCGTTTCGCCGGTGATCGCCCGGCTCGCCGCGCCAGTGACGATGTCACGACCCGCGACCGCTTCCAGGGCGCAGATCTGAAGCATCGTCATCTGGTCGTCGTGCCGGATGTTCTGCAGGGTCGAGACGCGCTGGACGGAGACGCCGAGGATAACGGCCGCGGCCTCCAGGCCACCGACGGCGGCGACCAGTTGGCGCACGTGCGCCTTCAACTCGCCGGGCGTGAGCGACCGGCTCATTGAATTTCTCCTCTTTTCTCAATGGTGGAGTTCGGTTCGGTATCGGCGAGGTTGTCCCCCGCAATCGACGGGACGGTGGGGGGCAATTGGGGACCGAGACCTTGGGCGGCCAGCAGTTGGTCGAGGTGATGCCGCGCGGCCTCAAAGTTACGCAGGGTCGGCGACACGGCGCCGATCTGCCAGCGACGCCAAAGGGTGGGGTGGATCCCAGCGCCCTTGAGCACAGCCGTGGGCGCCACGCCCGCACGGGCGCAATCAACTTCGAACTCGGCCAAGAGGCCTGGGCGTTCCGAGACGGTCATAGTGAGCTTGAATGCTGCATTAATGCTGTTCGCGCAAGTGCATTCATGCTGCTACCTCGCACAGCATTCCCGCTGCATGGTCCGCCGCGCATGGACGCGCCGCAAAAAATCCGGGAATGGCTGGAAGAGATCATCCACAAGACAGGATGGTCGGCCGCGCATTGGGCGTCCGAAGCTGACGTAGCCGCGTCTACGGTTCAGCGGGCACTGAAGCCCGAGTACCCCTTTGTTACGTCCAGTAGAACGCTTTCCAAGCTTGCCGCCGCCGCCGGCGTTTCGCCGCCCGACCTTGTCGATCCCGCGCCCAACGCAAAGCCCGCGACGTTCCTTGAGATCCGCTACGAAGTCGGCGCCGGCATGTGGCGGCGAGTGGATGACGTTCAAGAATCATACGGGTCTGGCCCCGTAATGGCCGACCCGACCTTCGCCGGCTTTCCCCAGTGGCTTGAGCGGGTAGTCTCCGACAGCATGGACCTGGAGTACCCGGTGGGGACGCTCCTTCACGTGGTCGATGCGATCCCCATCCACTACTCGATCCGCCACGGCGACCATGTAGTGATCGAGCGTAAGCAGATGGGCGGATCGATGGTCGAGCGGACGGTCAAGGAAGTCGTCGTCACGCCAAAGGGCGGCATTCAGTTCTGGGGGCGCTCGCGGAACCCCAAATGGAACCAGGCCCTGCCGATGAATGGCGATGGTAGCGACGAGACAGAAGAGGTGTCGATCGCCGCGCTCGTGCTGGGAAGTTACCGCCCACGCAGGTGAGCACCACGCGAGCAAAAATGAGAAAGGCCCCGCCGTAAAGCGGGGCCTTTGCATATGTAGCGCTAGACCATCTAAGCGAACACTATTCGCCAGAGAATACATCCCCGAAGAACTGCCCGATCATAGCAGGAAGGCTGGCGCTTTCGGCCCCGCACCTCTTCGTCGCCTTCGCGTTATTCAGCGCCACGACGCGATTGTTGATCGCCTTTTCGGCATCGGCCTTCGCCATGGCGTTGCCAATCCCGTAATCGCCGAGGAAACCGGCAACCGACCGCCAATCAGTCTTGGCTGTGTCCGTGATCTGCTTGCGAACTTCGTCGGCGCGGATCAGCTCCAGGTCGATTTCACGGCAGCTCAGCGCGGACGCTTCGGCCGCACCTAGGCCGGTCGCGATAGGATAGCGCTTGGTAGCGCAGCCGCTTGCGACGCAGGCGATAGCGATCACGCCGAGAACAATAGTCTTCCTCATAGGTCCCCCCTTACCCACCCGATCGGTGGGCGAATAGCAGCGTTCTACGTTAGCGGACGCGAGCTATCAACAGATCTACCGCGTAAGGCGATTAGGGCACCTCGAAGGTGCCCGAAACCCGAATGCAGCATAAATGCTGTTGCTCCGACGCAGCATTAATGCTTTTTTGCACCCGTAACCAATCGGGGAGCGCTTCAGTGCAGGTCACGAGCACCACACAAGACGCCGTCGACACCCTCGTCGACAGCGTCCTCCTTTCCTCGCCGGGCTTTAAGATCGCGGCCATCAAGGCCGAGGCCCGCGAGATCCGCGGCGCCCCACAGGGCATCGTCCAGTTCACCTTCGGCGGCATCGAGTGGAAGCTGGGGGCCGACGCCGCCCACGCCGCCGCCCAGGATCTTTCCATCGCTGGCGCAGTGATCGAACAGCCCCAGGTCGCCCAGGTCGGCCGGCGGTTGGCCATCGCCGCTTTCCAGGCCAAGGCCGCCGCCGCCTGCTTGATCGTGAGGGCGGCATGATGCGCCCGGTCCCGAAAGCACTGCTACGCGCCCTCATGACCGGCCGCGTTATCCTCGCTGCCGAGCCGGCCAAGGGCGCTCGGCTGTCGGAGGAAACCGTCAAACGGGCAGTGCCCGCAGGCTCTACGCCTCGCCCTCCGGAGACGCGCTCGTGAGCGCCGCCTTCGCCGCATCGGCCAGTGCCGCAAGCCCCTCCCAGTCGAGCAGAAACGTCGCTGTGTGGTCGCGGATGTCGACCGCCAGCCGGCCAGGCGCGCCCTGCTCCGGAGCCGAAACAACGATCCGCTCGACGAGCCCCGCGAAGCCGGGGCGATCGGGCCGCCGCTCGACGATGGAAACGAGGCGCTGGGCCAAGGTTAGTGCCGCGACGTCGTCGATGAGCATCACCGTGGGGTCCTCTTCGGTACCCACCCAAACCGCTACCCGACCGTCTTCCATTCGCTGCACGGCGGGTGTTCCCGCCACTTGCACGACTACGCCCATCCGCAACGCCTCCTCGAAAAAGGAGCGCCACCATGGCTGATTCCAAGTCCCCCAAGAACGCCCCGCCCATGTTCACGCTGATCCGCGACTGGGCGGGCGGCGTCGAGCATCACCAGAACCTCGACGGCCTGGCGCTGCGGATCCAGGCGATCCGCGCCCGTCGCGGCCTCACCATCACGCCGTGCATTGGAGCCCACGACGCCGGCGACGAGTTCGAGGGCTTCAACGTCTCTGTCACGCCCCGAGGCGGCTCGCCCGAGTGGGTGGCGACCATCGTCCTTCCCCACGCCCAACTGGACGCCCTGAAGGGCGCGATCCAGCGCGCCGCCAAGCCGCTGCAAAGGGCCGCCTGATGACGGACGAGATCCTCGACCTCTACCTGTCCGCCATCGGCGAGGCCTGACGCCCATGCGCCGCCGCCCTCGCCGCCACTTCCGCACCTTCACCCCGCTCGCCATCGCCTTCTTCGGCCTCGGCGCCGTCTCCACCGCCCTCGCGGTCATCGTCTTCATCACGCAGGCCTGACATGGACATTCAACTCGCCTTCCAGAACGCCGACGTCCTGCGCGCGATCATCGCCGCCGGCCCCGCGATCCAGCTGGGGCAACTGGCCACGGACACCGGCAAGGACCAGTCGAACCTGCGCCGCACCATCGAGCGGATGGAAAAGGCCGGTATCGTCACCCGCGAACCCGGTTCGCTGACGGTCGTCGCCGACGCCCTGCGCGTCATCGCCGCCGCCGACGTCGCCGAGGGCAAGGCGAACCCGGTTCGTGCGCCCGAAGGCCACGCCTACCGCTTCCATCGCCAGATCCGCATCGGCGAGTTCAACCCGCGCAAACACTTCGACGAAGAAGCCCTCGACCAGCTGATGCACGACATCGTGGATCGCGGCCTGAAGACGAACCTGGAAGTCCGCGCCGACGACGCCGAGCCCAATGCCGAGGGCCTGTCGACCAACGAACTGATCGCCGGCGAACGCCGCTGGCGCGCGATCGGCCGCGCCATCGCCCAGGGCTTCCTGCCCGATGACTTCCCGATCCTGGTCAAGGTCGAGAACGTCTCCGACAGCGAGCACGCCCTAGCCGCGCTGCTCGAGAACCTTCAGCGCGTCGACCTCAAGCCGCTGGAAGAGGCGGTGGCCTTCGACCGCCTGGTCAACATGAACGGCTGGACGACCGCCCAGGTCGCCGACCGGGTGAAGAAGACCCAGCGCTTCGTTCAGCTGCGCCTCTCGCTGCTGAAGCTAACCGAGGACCAGAAAGCCCGCCTCGACAAGGGCGAGATGACCGTCAAGGACGCGCTCAAGGCGCTCGCCAATCGCCCCGACCCGGTCGAGGCGTCAGCCGTCGACCTGCTGGTCTTGGCTCTGATCTGGACGAATGCCAACCCAGCGCCGGAGAAGTACCTGAGCTACTGGCGCAAGGGCGAATGCCATATGTCGGCGGCTGATCAGCCGCTGATCGCCTCGCTCATTTCGCGCGGCATGGTCGAAACAGAGGAACCGACCAAGTGGGAACCGAAACACCGGATCGGCACCACCTGGAAAGGCTTTCAGGCGCTGGAGCAGCACGCCACTGAGCTGGTGAAGGCGGACACAACGGACGCCCGCAAGGGCGCGATGATGTCGGTCGACAACAACGCCTACGCCGCTGACAAAGCGGCCAGCACCGAAGCCATGGGGCTCAACCAATGGCTCGGCAAGCCCATGCTCAATTCGCCGATCGTGCAGAGGCTGATCGACGAGAAGGCCGCCGAGGACCTGGCGCGGGCCGAGGCTGAGCGCGAACGGCAAGCAGCCATCGCCGTAGCCGAGGCGAAGGCTGACGCAGCCGAGGCCATCGCCAACGGCGTGATCGACCGCATCCGCAAGCTGGAACTCGATGAGCCCGCGCTGGACCGGAAAGAGTTCGGCGCGGCGTTTAACGCCCTCATTGAGAGCCTGGGCTACCAAGGCCCCTTCCGGCTCGAACTGCGCTCGCCGGGGCTCGACCGTTTCAACCAACCGCTGCCGGAAACCTACGTCCTGGTCGATGCACGCGGCGAAATGCTTTCCGCCAGCGGCGCGCGGTTCGTTGCCGTCCGTCGCCTCCAAACTGTGGCGCTGAACTACGCCATGGGTCTCGCTGATGTCTTCAGCGGCCATGACATCATCCGCCCCTCGGACGAGGAGACCGACAGCGAGGACGAAGCTGAGGATCCGCAGAACGAGGTCGAGTTTCTAGACGCCATCGCCGCCCGCTTCCGGGACCACTGCGGGGTGGAAGCGGCGCTGGCCATAGACCTTGCCCACAAGGCGTATGCCCGCAACTTCGAAGGCGAGGAATGCGAGTACGGCGACGAGCGCTTCACCTGGGATCTGCTTGACGCCCAGCTGATCGCCGACGGTTGGGCCGAGGACTACCCCGAAACCCTGTCCGCGACGGAGGCCTGATCCATGGACCTCCTCCTCACCGTCCTCGCGATCGCCGTGGTCGGCATCTGGGCGGCCGCCTCGGCCTACATGCTCGATGTCGCAACAGAGGCCGCCGACCAGCAATGCCGCGCCCTGGACGCCTTCGACTGGCTCCAGATCGCCCTCGGGCCAATCACCTACATCACCCTCCTGGTGGAGAGCCGCCATGACCGATAATGCCAGCCTTAAGACCTTGCCGCTCGCCGACGCCGTCCGCCAGGTCTCGGCCTGGCTGGAAGATTGCGAAGATCTCCTCGGCTTGAAGCCCGACCGCGATCTTCCCCGGCCGCCCTTCCGCCTGGACGAGGCCTGGGTGGTCGTGCGCCTCGCCGCCGACCAGCTGGCCGTGCCCACAAAGGGCGAGATCCCCCACCAGCTGGTTGGCATCGCCCAGCATCTGGAGACCGAGCGCGGCCCCGACTTCCCTGCCCGCCGCGCCGTGCTGCTGGAAGCCGCGCGGCAGCTGTCGGCCGGCCAGGATCCTCAGCGAGCCCTGCGATGACCGCAGATCAGCCCCGCGGCTTCACCTACCTTGGTCCGACCACGGAGGCCCGCTTCGCAGCAGCCTTCGCCGTAGCGGCCGTCATCACCGCCAAAGCCGCGAGCGAACTGCTGGGGCTTGACGCCGACACTCTGTCCGCGATGACTGACGCCGGAGTGATCAGGGCTGTCCGCAAAGGCCGGGTGCGCTCCTACACCGAGCGGGATCTCCGCACCTACCTGACCGAGGGCCCTGATGCGCGCGTCGCGTCTGATAGAGAACCGAAGAGTAAGGCCGCGCCCGTCCGACAAGGCAAGGTCGTGCCATTCTCGGCCCGCAAGGGAGCCAAGGCCCGCTAGGCCTCGTCCATGAGCGTCTATCTGCCGAAGAAGAGCCGCTTCTACGCCTACGACTTCGTGAAGGGCGGGAAACGCTACACCGGATCCACCGGCGTCGAGACCCTGCGCAAGGCCCAGGAAGTCGAGCGCAAGATCCGCAACGACGTCGCCTTGGGGCTGCACGACACTCAGGCCGGCATGACCCTCGACCAGGGCGCTGGCCAGTGGTGGTCCGAGGTCGGCCAGCACCTCAACACCGCCGAGGACGCCGAGCGCCGGATCGAGATCCTGCTGCGCCTCATCGGCAAGGACACCCGCCTCGTCGACATCACCACCCGGACGGTGGCCCGCGCGATCGAGAAGCGACGCGGCGAAACCTACGCCAAGGGCAAGGACCGTCCAGGCGCCCCGGCCAAGCGCTACCCGATCTCCAACGCCACCGTGAACGCCGACATCATCGTCACCCTGCGCCGGATCCTGCGCCGCGCCGAGGTCGTGTGGGAGGTGAAGCCCCTCCCGGCCATCGACTGGAAGGTGCTGACCTTGAAAGAGCCTGAGCCGGAAATCCGGCTCTACACGGCCAAGCAGCGCGCGGCCTGGGCGGCCGGCTGCGACGTCGCCTGTCGCTTTCCGTTGAAGATGCTCATCCGCTACGGCCTGCGCCTCAACGAACTGTTTTTCCCGCCTGAAGCCTACCTGCCGGCTGACGAGGAGTTCGGCCCCAGGCTGGCCATCAACAAGCGCAAGCGCGGCGTCATGCTGCTGCCGCTGCGGGAAGACGACGCGCGCGAGATCGCCGCCCGGGTCAGCCGCGCCCAGGCCCTCGGCCTGGAAAGCATCTGGTACGAGGAAGAGGCCCAGCCTGCACGCGGGCGTTACAAGGCCAAGAAGCCCGGCGACCCGATCACCTATTATGGCCTGTCCCAGCGGCTCAAGAACGGCGCCAAGCGCGCCGGCCTCAAGATGCCGCGTCTGATCCACGGCGCCCGCCACCACGCCGGCACCGTCATGCTGGGCAAGACGGGGAACCTGAAGCTCACCCAGCAGCTGCTAGGCCATGCCGACATCAAGTCGACCCTGCGCTACGCCCATGCTCTGGAGAGCGACCTGCGCGCGGCGTTGGAGGACGACGGCATCCGCGCCCCCACTGATCCTCAGTCGGGTAAGCAGGCTCGGGGCGGAAACAGGGGTTAG